TCCTCCCCTGCGCTGACATTCAGAGCTAGGAGCCAAGCATACTTTTTGGCTTGAGTCTGTGCCTTCGAAAGGGACTTATCGCCGCCGTCATATCCTTGCCCGATGCCTTCTGATTCGATTGATGCACCGGTGGCCGTATCTATGATGGCGATTCTCGCCCGGACCGTAACGAGTTCCCAGATAGCCCCTGCGCCGGTTGTCCTGAGCTGCCTGTCCAGAATCTCCAATCTGCAAACGGTCGCCAGTCCTGCTTCACAGAGGGCCGGGTTGACCTTCTCTAGGATGGCGTCGGAGCTGGCATACTTGTATCCTTGCTTGGCGTTCTGCTTATCCTTCGGCACCACTGCACAGGCTTTCATGACCTTCAGGAGCTTCGTGGCCAGGCCTGCCAGATCCTTTGCCGGTGCCTGGTGACATTGGCAATGCTTCTCGTTAGGATGGGGCGCCCAGACATGCTCTTCAAATTCGTATGCCTCAACATCTTTTGAGATGTGAGGCGTTTGGATCTTCTCTTGAGAAATGATTCCGGCCATCTCAGTCCTCCTCTGCGAAATTCGGACAGCAAAAAGACTGAAACATCTTTTTTGCCGCGTCATCATAAGCTTTTGCGGCGCTCTCTTCGCTATCGAAATACCCGAGCGCGTGGGTACGACCATTAACGGTAATTCTACTAACCCACTTCTTACTTTTGTTATCCAGTGTCACTCCCTTGAACCGACTAAGCTTAGATATTGTCAATGTTCGTGTATTGCGTCGATTCTCTGTGAGAGTGGCCAAGCGCAGATTTGCACGTCTGTTATCAAGTCCATCGTGGTTGATGTGATCAGTTTCTTCGCCTTTTTTGATAGATCTGCCGATCATGCGCTCTAAGATGACACGATGCATGCTTATGGTGTGCTGCTTGCCATTGTCTCTCGGACCGACCCGATTTGCATACCAACATGAATTGCGCCCATCTCGTCGGGCATACCATTTCACATTTGATAGATCCGCGTCCTGGTCGTCGATCTTGGCTACTTTTCCCTGTGTTAGCTCAATATTCATCGTGATCATCCCCATTTTCGATCTCATAGAGACACGAATCATCAGTCATCTTGCAGGCCCGGGCATACACGCAGCACTTGCAGGCTGATGAGAAGCCGTATTGGTGGCGGAAGGGCATCAGGCCACATCCTTTCTTCTGGCGACAATGGCCCGGATGCCTGGTAGTAGATCTAGATAGTCTTGTCTTTCATTTTTCTTGGCTGCTTCTTCTAGCTCATCCAGGGAGCCGGAAAAGCATCCAGTAGTCGCCTTGCCGGACGGAACTATGATTGTCAGAAAAGCGTCCCTTGATCCGACCGGACCGATCACGATGATATCAGAAGTTTTCGAGACCCTGGCATTCCCGGAGACCCTGGCATTATCGTAGACCCAGGCATTCCCGGAGACCTCGGCATCCCCGAAGACCTCAGCATTCCCGGAGACCCAGGCACCCCCGTAGACCCTGGCATTCCCGGAGACCCAGGCACCCCCGTAGACCCTGGCATTCCCGGAGACCCTGGCATTATCGTAGACCCAGGCATTATCGTAGACCCAGGCATTATTCGCTTGAGAAAGGTTCTTTTCAGCTTCGATGTAGCCGCCTTTCTCGCCTTTTTCTATGGATCCAAAGGAGCATTTCGCCCGGATCCTGAAGAGCTTCGTTCCCAGGACTTCTATGGATTCATCGAGCAGAAGCTCGTATTTGTTTTCGTTTTCTTCTGCCATCTTCAGTCCTCCCCGATAGGCTTCAGGCCATGCGCTCTAATCTGGTTTCGGCAGAATTGCCGGATAGCTTCAATATCTTCTGGGGTCTGCTTCGCACGAGCGGCGTTGCAGATCCTCGCTGGAACTTTTCTTGAGTGTACCATCTTATCGCACCTCTACCACCATATAGTGCGTCGAGGTATAAATAGATGTCGACGTAGATGTCGACGTAGACATAAGACTTATATACGTTGGGGTTGATGTATTAAATATGAATGCTATAATGTTCGCTCCTATGGACCTAAAAAGAGTCAACGTCATGGTGCCCGAGGACGTCCATGAGATATTGGACAGATTTCAGAAAAAGCATGGCCACAGGTCCAAGGACAAGGCCCTCGCGGAGCTGCTAAAAGCCTTCGAAGAATGTGAAAAGAAATCTGGAAGATTTCAATGAAAAAAGCATGTGATTATCACATGTTTATATATTAAGTTAGTTTGGATAAGGATAAGATATTAAGTGAATAGTATAGTATGAATCAAATGTCATGTAGATAAGCTTTAGGAGCTAAAGACTAAAACTTTAGGGAGGATAATTCATGAGTGAAAAATGTATAGCAATAATCCTGATAGGGGCTCTTTTGATCTTATCAGTGCCTGGTGTAGCGGTATATGATTATCTTGGGGTCAATGACAAGTACCAAAAACCATTGAAAGAGAACTATGAAAAGGAAATTGGTATTTTTGCCCCTAGCTCTGGATTGCTTGAAGTATCTTGCTTCATCTGGGAAGACCATGTTTCAATGACAGTCACGGTTGACAATACCAGCGTGCCTAGCGTGGGAAACGTATTATATGCTGGCCTCAGAACCTACATAAACTTTTATAATGAGTATGGATTCCCTGATAAGGCTGAGATCGGTGTCAACAAACCCGGAGGGCAGTTTGGGACACAAATAGGATCGGGAACGGTTTACTCCAAATGGGTCAAAGATTATGACACTGAAATGAAAATTGGCCCTGTCAAGGCCCGAAATGATATAATCGATAAATTCGCGGATACAGTCACATAGAGGTGTCATAAATGTCAGGTCGATGGAAGAAGCAAAAAACAGCGCGCCATATTTAGGAGTTTACGTTTCGGAAAGAATTTTATCAACATTCTTTGATCATATGGAACGAATGCCCGTAAATAATCCAAAGTATGATTATATATGTGGAAAAGGATTCAAGATCGATATCAAAAGTTCTTGTAGACGTTATCAAGGAACTGCATATTCTTGGAACTTTGCGATAAACCATAATATAGTGGCAGATTATTTTCTCTGTCTGGCATTTGACAATCGTGAATCATTGAATCCTGAACATGTATGGCTGATTCCTAGCACGGTGTTGGGAGATCGTGTAAGCGTCGGAATACACAACGGCAAGCTCGATAAATGGGCACGATTTGAGAGGGCGCTTGATCGTGTAATGTCATGCTGCAATAAAATGAAAATCGTGGTTGGTACTGAAATTCAATGTCCCTGATCGATGACTTCCGGGCTGATTGCCAGCTTTATAGATGGAGATGGATAAGATGACTTTATATGAAGAGATCGAAAATCTAAGGCGGGTCCTGTCATATTTCGATCCATTTAATCTGTTGGGAATGGGCATGTGCGCGGGTGCCATTCTCGCGTTTCTGATCGCCTTTATCACATTCCCCTGGAATGGATGCCGATAAATTGACCCTCGTAGACGACTTTCGTTCGGATTGCCAGCTCCGGGGTCACAAGTATTCTGGCACCTCAGTATCCTACATCCAGGAGTTCTTGACAGGCCTCCAGAAAGCCCCGGAAGAGGCCACCAGATCAGACCTGAAGGCCTACCTTATGGCCCTCCACGGCCGTGACCTCAAGCAGTCCACCATCGACAAGGCCTTCTCTCATCTCTCCAATTTCTACGAGTACCTGGCCGAGGAGGGGCTTGTTTCGAGCAACCCGGTCCCTCCGTTCCGGCGCCGCTACGTCCATCAGTATAAGGAGCAGCTCGCCCAGGATGTCCGGCAGCTCATCTCTGTGGAGGATGCGGGCCGCCTGGTGAACTTGATCCTGGACAGCCGGGCCAAGGCCATGCTCATGCTCCTTTTCAAGACCGGGATGCGGGCCAACGAAATGCTAGCGCTGGACGTAGGGGATGTAAATCTTCTAAAAAGAGAAATCCGCCTCAAACCCACATCGAAGCGCTCTAATAGGTTGCTATTCTTTGACGCTGAGACGGAGGAAGTTCTGGCGGCATGGTTCCTGGCCCGCAAAAATAGATCGACTCATGGAGGCCTGGCCCTGTTCCCGAGCAAGAACTCCTCGCGTCTATCCCTCCGGGGTCTGGAGGCAGCAGTCGAGAAGCACGCTATCCGTGCCAGTCTGCATGACCCGGGCAGCAAGCTCCTAGAGCACAGGTTCACGCCGCATTGCTGCAGGCACGCCTTCACTACCTGGCTCTATCGGGCAGGCATGGAAGAGCGATATATTGCCTGGCTCAGAGGAGATGCGCCAAGAGGCAGCATGGGGCCCTACGTCCACATCTCACCAGAAGATGTGAGGAAAAGCTACCTAGCGCATATACCACAATTAGGGATCTAAGTATAAGGAGGTTGAATATGTGGCCTTTTAAGAGTAATGATATCAAAGAGAAAGCCGTCCAAGTCGCATTCGATAACGCTACATCTGCCAAGGACAAAGTGTCGATATTTATAAAAGCTCGTGCTGACGGCACGCATGGATATCTTATGGTGGAAGAAAGTACGGACGCCCTAATAGATTACATCCACGAACTCGAAACTAAGAAAGATGAGGCCTAAGATAGCCCCATCTTAATCTTCTCTTGGTCGAGCTCCATCCTTCTGAGGTCGATCTCTCGGCCAATCTGGTTGTACGTGCCCTGCAGATCCTCCAGGACGCCTATGCAGACTGTGATGGCGTCCTTCTCTGACCTGAGATACTTCTCACAGAACCACTCCACACCTTCGGGCCTGGCCCGCTCGGCTATCTCCTGGCGGGCCTTGCCGTAAGTCTCCTGGGCCGACTGCATGGACTTCTTTGCGGCCATTAGTTTTCGCTCAGTCAATCCCAGCTCGCGGAATAGTTCGCGAGGACTCATAGATTCTACATCGGTTTGTTCCATTTTAATTCTCCCTCAATTATGTTTTGATCAGAAAGTGAACCGCTTTGCAAAGCGGATAATTAGCATTTACTCCCGTTAAAGTCGCATTGCTACTATGTCCTCCGCCGCCACCGGTGAAACTCGTAACGCAATAATTCTGATTTCCGGTAGCTAATGGAGTATCATATTTCGTGCACATATCAGTGAGTCCGGAAGGATATTCATCATACCAGTTATGTGTATGGTTCGCAAGTTCCTGGATAGTGAGCACATGTGACTGGATAGAAACGTTGCCCGCCCAGGCAGTGCTCGCCTGCCCTCCGGCAGTCTTGATATTATAATTTCCACCGAATGGCAGACGATTCCCCATGTTCGGGGTACCGTTGCTGCCATCACAACGCAGAAAACCAGCGGGCAGAGAGGCAATATTCCCATGCCACATAATGACTGTGCTCACTGGGACGGAAGCTGCTAATACTTGGGCCTTCGTACGTCCTCCCAGTAAATCGGCATCCGCACCACTGCCCGGACCCATTGCTGTAATGTTGAAAAAGCGACTAACATATTCGGTAATCGTGTAATAATCTGCTGAATGATTCACAGCCAGCATCGCCGAGTCGAGGGCATCCGCCTGGGATTCGAGATGCGCGAGATTGCTTTCCGATAGCGGAGTGCTGGCATCCCAAACGGTTTTCGTGTATCCCATCAGAACACCCTCTCTATTATATATAATGCTATATATGGTGGAAGATTGGATATTGCGTCAGCCGACCATGTTGATCTGCTGTGAACGTGCGCTGCTCCTCCCCCCACCGAATCCACAGTAGTTGTTTTGGTTGAATAATTATATTGATAAGTGGCAAATGACCCCCCCGTATAGACCGCTACTACCGCTGTCCCTGGCAGAAAGTAGTAGTCTATGACGTCGTGAAGGTGGCGAGGCATTTCAGCGACAGTGAGCGCGTGCCCCTGGTCGGATATAGATCCCGATGGCGTGTTTGTGGCTGATCCGCGAGTTGCTCCTATTGCGAAAGTGCTAGAAGTTCCGACCGGGAAATAATTGCGCATGTCCATGGTGCCATTATTTCCGTCTGCCAGATACCATCCAGCCGGGATGCTGCCTAGTAGACCATCCCAGAAGATCATTGCGCCTATTGGCAAGCTAGCTCCATGACCCAAGAGATCCGATGCATGAGAGCCTTGCAACATGTCAGCGTTACATAAATGCCCATTGTCAACTGACCAGTAAGACGCATTTGCCAGAACTTTTGTCAAATATAGAGAATCGTGGTCGTGGGTAGATATGTCTGATAAGCAGTCCTCTGCTATAGTTTCCATACAATTCATAGCGCGCGCGGTGATGTCATCAATATCATCCGCTAAATTGAGCTTTGAGTAAAGCATGGAAACCTCACGACTTTTTTAGAAATCTTAAAATCACGTTAGGCGGAGTATGATCGATGCTGTTTAGGCTGACGGTGCATTCGTGCGAATGCGAGGCACCTGCGGCCGTTCCACCAACATCATCGTAGGCATAACCGGTGTGCGTCAAGAGACTCGCGTTCACGTAACAGTACATTGTGGGCGTGCCTACTGCCCTATTGTCGACCTTCGGATTATAATATTGTGTGAATGTGTGTGTATGCGGGGGCATCGTTCCGAGGTCCATCGCAAAGCCAGAGATCGTGCCATGTGGGTTCAGTGGCGATCCTGTCATCTGGTTTCCACCGACCGTCTTCACTGCATAGGTCGCGCCAGCACCTACAGGGAATTTTCCATTTGCAGCGGCGTATTCCTCCCAGCCGCCTGGAAGAGCATAATCCGTGCCTGCGTACATCACGATGAAGCCTGGCGCAATGGATGATGAGCTAATAGCGTCGGCTGTGTAACCGTCCAGGGTACCAGCATTTGCCCCAGAGCCTACACCATCGTTGCTGGCCCCAAAGAACCGAGAGTTAGCTTCTGATTTTGTGAAGTAGATAGAATCGTGCCGATGGGCAATAACGGCGGCAATAGACGCATCATACTGGGTTTCAAGATTGTTGAGGGCGGCTATTTTCTGAGATTCGTTCATCGAATGCTCGACCCAAATCGTCCTGGAATAGCTCATTAAGACCAGCCTCGTATCTCCGTGAAAACTACTTGCAACGACTCCGTTAACGTTTTGCTTCGGACGTAGACCTGTTTGTCTAGCTCTATGCCGCTTCCTGGGACATCGGAACATTGTTCTCCGCCCCATAGTCCTAAATGCGAGATATTTCCGACTGCTTCCAAGGAGGAGACAAAGCAGCTTGCATAATCTCTATCAGTCGCATGTTCTACAGAGAGCAGAGCTTTTCGGAAGATCTCATGCCCACCCTGATAGACCACAAGATACTTCCAGCGGTCGTCTGGATCAAACCCAGGGACATAAGGATCCCCTGGTAACTCATCGTCGGCAACCACACCACAATTGAACGGATTTGGATAATCGGCCTCAAGCCATGTCTTTATGAATCCCCTGTAGACTAGAAGGGCATCGCTTGTGACCGTTCCCAACTCCACTTTTCCGGTCTTGGTCGCTATATTCATGGCCAGGATCACACTGTCATAATCAGTGCTGGCCGGACCGTCAATGCAAGTAATAGAATAATTTACGCAAGTGTCAACATCGTTATCTTCTGTGGGTTCAGTGATAACGATATTGGTTATCAGGAAAGGTTTTGTGAAATCGAATGCACTAAAGTGGATGTCTAGCATCTGCCCGCAGGCGAATTCAGAGCCATTCGGGGTGTCAAAAGTAAATTTCTCAGCATCTCTCGCGTAGCGGGTGAGCTTTGCGGTCGCTGCTGCAATAGCGGCGGTTGCCGTTGTGAGGAGCGATCCATCTGCGATGGCCTCGACTATGCCGCTAGTTCCGTCCAGGGATGCTCTTTTGGCGACCTCTTCGTAATCAGTCGCAGAATTGATACTATTATAAAGCCCGATATATTCAACATGTAAAGTGTCCGCAACTGTTAGTATCGTGCCCTCTGAATCCTGGGTGATTGAGTCGTTGTCGAGATTCCAGTAAAAGTCTTTTCCGGTGTCTACCTGGTCAGTCCCCAAGGTCACAGGAGTACCGTTCAAAGTCATCGTTGGTGCCACAGCGACCGGCCAATCAAGTTTGAAGACTCGGGTCTTGCCATCCCCGGCAAACTCTCTTATTTTTAGATCCGTGTTACATTTTGCACCAGAAATATATTGCCTGTTGACATATTCAGGATTGCCTATCTCATAATCGTAGGATGACTCAATAATGTCCTCATCTTCCAGGGCGCGGGGTGCTACATAGGTAGTGGGCGCAATGAAATACAGTTGCCTGTTCTCGTTTATGAACCAAATAAAATCTGAGTATTCCGCCAGGCTTTTTAGAGCCTCGCTTATTTGTGCGAATCCTGCCCGAAATTCAGGAATAACCGCTCCATCCTGAACCTCTCCGATGGTAATACCTTCATCTTTGAGAATAGTATTCCAAAGAAGGAGGACTATATCTCCTGCAAGCATACCATCGACGCCGAGAGTTACCAAGCGTTTTTCTGCCGCCCAGGTCCAGTCTACGCAAGAGAGCTTGTGGACATAATGCCGCACCGGCCCCAGTATCCTCTCCTTTTCGATAGTCTCAATTACACCACTGAATAATTTTGTGTAGGTGTGATCAAAGATCTCGACTATCTGGCCTTGCTGATACTCCCATTCTGCGTTTTCGTCCCAAATGGCGACTGTTGCAGTGCTCCGGCCAAATACAGCAAGTGCAATTTCGAGCGATTCCGTGAGGTATAACGAATCCCGAAGATTCGAGCGTTCTATCCAGGTTCCCATAGGGTTGACAATCCATGGCTCGAACGGATTGTCATTCCAGGTGTCGCCTGTGTAGAGGTGCTGGCTTCCAACGGTGATGAAAAACATTATACCTCCCAGAAATAGAAATCTAAGATATTCTCTTCAGAACGACGTAGAATGTGCAACCCTGGCAGATCATACCGCTGGATGTTATGGTCTTCTCAACTGCCAGAACTTCGCCAGCGGCCACATTGGGTGCTACTATAGCCCCGAAACTCATCGCCTGCAACACGGTCGCTGCTGTCGAGAAGGCTTTCACTGCGCTAACGGCGGTAGTGCCGGTTCCATCAGTGCCTTTGTTTACGAGTCCTAGCGAAAAGTAACTCGTGACCTGACCGAACACGGTGCCATAATCCGGAATAACACCCGCATCAATGACCTGAAAACTTGATCCAGGAGGCGCATAGAATACCGGCTCTTTCCATGTGGTGGAGGCGGTTTCAGCTCCGCCCGTGGTGGAGAGTATCGGAATATGTTTTCTCAATACTATCATGTATTCGGGGTAGAGCGTCCGCAGAACCACGGCCCCGGTTTCGTCGTAAAGCTCGATCTTCCCGGCGTTCTCTCTCAGAGATATATTTCCGGCACTTCCCTCTGTGCCATGTAACTGTATCTTCGGTGTTGCGGAGTTTAAGATTACAGCGCTGCCAGTTCCTGTAAGTGTCATTAAAACCTTCCTATTTTATAATTAGATAGCCGCCATCGGCCACGTTTAGTGTATAGGTGTTGTCTGCTAACGGTGTTGGTACTCCGTCTGGTGGAGTGAATGCTTCTGCCATGCCATTCAGAATGTTTATGTCAGCTATGGGTGCAGCATGAACCGGGAAGCATGTACTGTAAAGCTTTGTGAGAGGATCACCCTCCGCAAGAGTCTTCAGGTTCACCCCGTTCCAGTGTGGGATATACTGATCCCGGTTTGTGGCCGGGCCAAAGACATTAGCATACTCACTCCCGACCGGGACTTCCACTCCTAGCGATGTCAATTTGTATAGCTTGTCATCGTTCTTGAAGTAGAGACAAGCCCGACCGTTGAGGGGTGTCCCGGGCTTATTCACTTCACACATGTTGAATGCCTGCTCTCCACTCATGGCCAGGTCGTCGAGCGCTTGTAATGCCGATGCCAATCCCGGAATGGTCGTGAAAGGCGCGTCTGTCATCAGTGGCAGAGTCATCCCGAATTTAGTAGTTGCCATCTCACTGCTTCCCCATCTTGAGCTTCAATCTCTTGTTGTTTCCTTTGGCGATCTGTCGGCCAATTTCTTTGCCAGACATATCCACAACAATGATCAGGGTCTCCCGGTCACTTGCATTGGAATCCGTGCGCGTTGTGGTGTTGATTGTGAAATTGTTGACACTTGCCTGAGCCTGACCAACTATGCCGCCCTCTGCGAAAGGTTGTATGCCGAACTCTGGCAAGATCTGGCGAAGGATGTTCCAGCCCGCCGTTTTGTCATCGAGAGGGACAAGGGCTTCGCGACCAGCTTCGCCGAAAATACCTATGGTCGCCCTGTCCACGATTCCGCCCGAGGCCATCATCATATCGGTTCCTGCTAACGACGGCGCTGTTGTCGACTGTTCACCATAGATTGAAGCCCTGAGCCTGGTTGTCTCAGGATCATATATTATTATGTCTGATTGTGCGCTAGTGGTTCCATTCATCGCGTCGGTCTTTGCGTGCGTTGCCGCTTGCTGTAGGGCGACCTGGTTGTTTAGGCTGCTCCACTGGGCGCCCACTCGACCCCAGGTATCAACCTGACTGTTCCCTATTGAGTTCCAGGTTGTCATATTCTGTGAATTGATTGTCTTTGTGCTGGCGGAGTCCATCTCATCTAGCTTTGAGTGGGTTGCTACTTGCTGTTGACCCATCAGGGTATATGTACTGATGATGGAGGTATTCGTTCTTGCCCAAGTCTCTGAAGACGTGGTGACATTCGCCGCCGCCATGTTCAGTGCAGATGCTCCTCTATTCAGCGCGGCATCCATCTCGTCTAACTGGGTATGCGTTGCTGTCTGCTGCACACGGATGGCGTTTCCACTGCCAACGATTCCGCCTGTGGCAAAGGGTTGCACGCCGAACTCAGGCAAGATTTTACTCAGGATTGCCCAGCCAGCGGCTTTATCATCCAAAGGTACGAAGGCCTCTCTACCCGATTCCCCGGCAAGTCCGAATGTCGGATGATTGATGATTCCGCCTGTAGCCCACTGAACGCTTCCGGCTGATCCGGAACCTCCGCCCGCCGCGGCATTACTTGCCGCAGTTCCACCCCAAGAAACATTTCCACTTGGTGATGTGGATCCAAAGTAAGTTCCACCATTCATTCCTGGTACGCCAGATCCGCTGATCCAAGAACCTCCGCCATTGATGGATGTTCCGCCCCACGTTCCGTTAGCGCGAGTCGGGAACTGGTAGCTTCCGCCACTGCTGCCCGATCCTGAAGTATACGATCCTCCAGCAGATGCCGCGATGGTGCTGCCCAAGTAGTCTGCCGCGCCCCTAAGACCATTGCACAGACTGTCGCCTGCGCTGATGTTTTTGGCGTTTATCGCATCATAAGTCGAGGTGGCTTTACCACCGATATCTGCCCAAGTACCCGTCGAATTGGCACCTATACCTGCCCAAGTTGATGTACTGGATAAATTGATCGTGCCTGCCGAGACTTGGTTACCATTGTTGATGTTTCCAGCCGAACCTTCGTTTTGAGAGTTGATGCTTGTCGCGCTTTGTGTTCCGATATTGCTTTGCTGGGTGGCTCCCTGGACGCCAATGTTACTTTGAATTGCGGAGGTGTTCAAGGATTGCTGATTGACCTGACTATACGTGCCCGTGATCGCCGCAAGGTTAGCATTACTCGCGTTAGCCGAGTTTGCGGATGAGGCGCTGATATTCACGGCAGACTGATTTAGAGAGGATGCTCCGCTGTTTAGGGACGTTTCTACCAGGCCGGATGACTTCAGAGATCCGGTGACGTCTATCTGAGATTGCTGGTTCGCGGTCTGAATGCCAATGACTTGAGCATCCTTGGCCGCCGTGGTGATGTAATCTCCGCCAGTTTTGAGGTCTGCTTTGAGGGCCGAGCCATATTGAACAGTTTTTGCGAGGGGATCCAAGGTATTGACGGCGGGAGTTTGTAGTCCCTGCTGTGCTTTGAACTCGGCATAATACTTTGTATCTCCTATGTACGATTCTATGAAGGGATGGGTGATAACTTCCTGGATCAATCCACCCGGCGAAATTGCCTCACAGAATGTGTTTGTTTCAGCGCTGGCCTCAACCAAATCGGCTGACAACTGAAATGCTGCGCTAGATGCATCGCTGAGACCCGGGACGGCTTTGCGCTCCGGGAAAGAGTAGTCTGTATAATCTGCGTGATTGTCGCCAGTCTGCGCAAGTAGATCTTTTGAGGATATTGGGCTCAAGCTGGAACTGTTGAAACCTCCACTCGATACGACGTTTTGGCGTACCGTATCGATCATCGTTTTGTATGCGTCGGACACGTACTTTGCGCCACTTGCTACGGCTATCATGGTGACACTAAGATCACCGAAACTGCTCGCCAGTGCTCCGACATGGACGCCGGTGGCCTGGGATTGATCACCTAGGATGGTTATGCCGTTGCCTGTGGTCTCGACTTGGACACCGGTTTTGATGGACGATCCTCCAAGATCGGTGACATTTTGACCCATGGCCCCGACCTGAACTGAACTGGTTTTGGCTCCGAGACCCAACCTCTCATAATCTGCGGTCGACCCCACAAAACTAGTGTCGGTCTTGTCCAGGGCCGTCATCAAGTTCGTGCTAAACCCAGCCGTGTCTGTAACGCATAGACCCACATCTTTCATTTTAGTGGCTAGATTAGCAGTGCCCTCGTAAGCTGCCCGTTGCGCTGGTGTCAGTTGGTCATTAAAGGTTAGGCTGGCCTGCTTGAACATTGTGTCTTGCATTGACAAAGATTTGTTATAGTAATCCGAAGACACGCAAGCATCAGGGATCGGGTTGGTGAGCTTATAGACACCATTCCCTAGGTCGATCAACTGAGATTTGGTGCTGTCCAGTTGGGCATTTGTCTTGGATACTGCTGGGTTGGCTGTGTCTGCTGCATAGTACAGATCGTGTACGTTGCTGGCTAAATCCCCCGTTGGTTGTAGAGAGAGATTCAGGGAGTTATAATAGGCTTCCAATGCTTTCTGGTCCACGGATAACAATGGCGTTTGCTCTGCTGCCAAGTAATCAATTGGAGCTTGCCCCGTTTCGGAATAGCCAAATCCACTACCACCTTTTGCCGGTGAAGCGAATTGCGCCGTGGGTGCGCTTATATTGACCAAAGACTCGGTCGAATATGCATCAAGCCATGGGTTAGGCGTCCTGGTTATCGCGTCATAAGGATTGCTGATAACCTTGGATGTGGTTGGATTACTGGCAGTATTCATGACGACCACAGGAACGGCCTGAGACGCTGAAGTGCTCGAAGAAGATACCAACGGCACGGAATAGGCCGAAGTCGATGCAACAGGAGAATCGAAGAACGAGCCCATCTGACCAGATGGTACGGGTGTAAAATTCAGGGTCTTGTCAGTTATGGTACTTCCGGATCCAGACGACGAAGATGAAGGTTGATTAAAGGTCAAAGTCTTGTCGGTGATGTTCCCGCCAGCAGCACGTGCCTGGGCGGCGGCGATCATTCCCGGGAGAGTGGCAAAGACATTGGAAAGAATCTGGCTAGCTCCTTTGATGTCACTGAAAAAGCTCGTTCCTGCGCTGGTTATGGATTGGCCTGTGGTTACTCCATCTTGCTTGAGGCCAGTTCCCATGATCGAGCCATCGGTCTTCAGTCCGGCTCCTGTTCCAGCTATGTCAATCTTGAACTGAGAACTGGCACCTGTCGTATCACCTGCGGCTGTCTTGGATGCGCCTGTGGTAAAATTGGCACTTACTTCCCCGGCCAACCTGACGGCATCGGCACCCGCTCCTGACGCAGTGACCCACTTTCCACCAGCGGCTTCAAACTGTTGCTGAGCAACCCGGCCGATGACTTCTATCTGTCTGCCGTCTTCCGTCATGCCCATACGAACGGCTGCATACCCCTGGTTGAGAGATGTTGCTCCCTGAGTGGTTGCAGTGGCAACCCGGTCCATGCCGTCTATTGCCTGGGTCGAAGATCCACTAAACTGGCTATTAAATTTAGATAGGTCGTCGAATACCGACTTTGTGCCGGTGATAGATGATTGACTTGCCAACGTCTGTTCATGAGCGGCATTGGTTGAATCGATCGCAGCTAAGGTCTGTGCATTTGCGGCTACTGTGGATTTTCCGGCAGCGGTTGTCGATTCTCCGGCAGCCTTGTATGATATCTCATAAATGGACTCGAGTCGAGCATAATCTATGCTCCCATCTGAGCCCGTGGGAATCGTGCCAACACTGGGGTTCTTGATGATAGCAGGATTGCCTGTTGTATTTGTTACGACGACAGGGACGGCCTGCATAACAGATGCGTTCGAAGGGGACGCCAGAGGCACCGAATAAGCGGATGATGAAGACGAAGGCTGATTAAATGTCAAAGTCTTGTCAGTTATGTTTCCATTTGCAGCACGAGCCTGGGCAGCGGCGATTAAGCCGGGCAAGGTAGATAATATACCAGATAGATTTGCCGTAACTTCTTGTGCGCCCTTCACAAAATAGTCGGTCCCCTCGATGAGCCGGGCCTTTGCGTTATCTGCGACCACCATCGCCGGTGAGAATTTTACTTCAATGCCTTTTCCGGAGATCTCCGCCAGTGGGGAAATGTTAGTCCCGGTTTCGATTAGTTTGGAGTTGGTCGTATCCAGCCCCGAGTTGAATCCTGGAAGGCTGGTCTGAGTTATTCGATCTACACTACTGCCATAAGCATCAGTGGAGGCTTTGGCCTTTGGCAAGGAGTCATTTGCCAACTCAATTATTTTGGTCTTGTACTGGTCTACTGAGACCGTCCCTGCTTTGTACTGATTGTCTAGGGTTGTTAATTGGCCACTCGTGGCAGAATGCGTTGATTCTAATTGTTTGCAGGCAGCATCATAAGTTGTAATACCCACCGTTGCCTTTTGTGTTGTGGATGTAGCACCTGCTAGCGAAGCATCATAGGCTTTTACAAGCGTTGTGTACTGTTCGATTGAAATCATACCCTGTTGAGTGGCCGGGTTGATTGTTAAGAGTTCTTTAGTATATTTTTGTATTGCAGGCGGAAGTAGATCCCAGTTCTTGACCATCTGAGAAATATACTCACTATCGGCTTGGTCTGCGGTGTACATGCCAGTTTTTAGCTTGGAATTGATATCATCCAACGCTTGCTCTATGGCGGGCCCTTCGAGGCCTGTATAATATCGGAGCGGGTCTTTGATCTGGCTTCTCAATGAAGGATCGTTGAAGATCTGTGCTATCGATGGAATAACTCCGGACATGCCGCCCAGGACGTTTTCCTTAAACCCTTCGCCAGCTAACTTTCCTATTGCAGCCATAGCTCCAGGTAGATCTCCAGCTTTGATAGCGTCTATCATGGCCTGGATGGAGTCTCCCCCGGCTGCCTTGAATTCTTTTGGAGATTCCTGTTTCAGAAGATCGAGCTCAGGTTGCAGGCCCAGGAGCATAGTCTTCTCGGAATCGGAAATGACCCCATCTGAAAAGGCTTGAGTGGCATCCTTGCCTATGGTGCCCATCGAATCCTTAACGAAGGTTCCTGCGTCTGCTATTCCAGCAACGAGTTTGTCTTTCCATAGCTGAACTTGTTTATCTGCATCAGCCTTTTCGAAAATGGATTCCGTGCCTTTATCCATTTCGCCTTTCAGGGCCTCAAATGAAGTTTCTAACTTACCCCAGCCAGATATTCCGATGGGTCCGGCCAGAGCGTCTATGAACGCCTGCCCGGTCGCCTTCATCTCAGTCTTGCCGTAAGCCGTCATATTGGCGGCAACGGATCCCATGAGGGACTTGAACTTGTCCTCGAACTGAGGAGCAAAAGTATCCATGTTTTTCAGAGCTGGTGTGAGGTCAAAGGTTGCATCAACCTTAACCGCAGCCTTGAGTTTGATTTGGGCAGCGACATCCCCGGACAGTTCTGCGCTTTCCAATGCCGTCATCGACCTGCCAAGCATTGCCTTCATGACAGAGGGCCCGCGCGATGCCCAATCTGCCGAGCCACTGAAATGTTCCACTCCCGTAGGAGTCATCAGATCGTAGTTTGAATCAATGACAAAATCAAAGCCAACTATACTAGTTTTCCCGATTGTGGGAACAATGCCTTTGGCGCTGTCCTGGTTGCTGACCCACTTGTCATTGATTAGGGTCATTCCGGCTTCGAACTGGCTGCCATAGGCCTTCGTGAACTCCTTGGCAACCTTATCGGCAGCATCAGCAGAAGCTGCCAGAGCTGCTGTGCCGCCCAGGGTTTCGCTTACTTGATCAGCGACCTCTCCCGTCTTAGCATCAATGCCCTGGCTCACACCATCTGCGTAGGTGTCACCTACCATCTTACCCATATCCAGAGCCGCGGGTTGAACGCTGGCGCTAGGCATAAGGGTCTTCATCTCATCATAGCCGAGTTGCCCGCCCGTTGCGTTGTAAAGCCAATTGGACGCGCCTTGCCCGGCTTCCGCCACCTTCGCAGGGATCTCACCCAATCGTTCACAGAAAAGAACGGATTCAACGGTTAGCTCTGTCATGACCCCCAAGGTACTTGTCAGGGCCGGGATGAACACATTCCCCAAGGCTATTTCAGCGGTTTCGACAGCCACACCGAATTTCTTCATGGTGGATTCGTAGTTGTCCCCCGCGACTTTCGCAGCAGTCACAGCAGCAGAGGTTCCTGTTATCTCGGATTGATATGCTCCGAGCTTTCCGGTGCCATCTTCGACGATGGAGAACAAGGCAGCCCCAGATCGGCCAAACAGGGTTTGTGCCTCAGCCAGGGTTATGTGATGTGCAGCCAGGGTGTTTATGATATCATCCATTGAGTGCATTTGGGGATTGATCTGGTCGAAGGTGAGACCCATAGCGGACAAACTGTCAGTCACAGATTTGTTGTCCTTTGTCAAGCCCTTCATGGACGTGGCAAAGGCTGACCCCGCCTCAGCTCCCTTCATATTGGAGTCTCCGAAGGCCATCATCACGGCAGTTGTCTCTTCCAAAGACATGCCCAGATTCTTTGCTGTAGGTCCGACGGCCTCTACAGCCTCTCCCAACTGTTGAGCAGACTCTTTGGAGTGCTGGGCTCCGGCAACGAATACGTTTGCGGCTCGATCTGAGTCTGTAGCAGATAAATTAAATTGTGTTAGTACGCCTGATGTGGTTGTGATGGCACTAGAGAGATCCTCGTGCGCCCCCTTTGACAGCAGCAGAGAACCGTGAAGTGCATCCAGAATATCTTTATTATTTTTGAAGGTATCGGAGAGCTGAAGGGCAGCGGCTCCGGCTTCTGTCATGCTTGTGCCAGTTCCTCGGGTCATGTCCTCTATTCCACTAGCAAGACTGGAATAAGACTCTCTCGTGGCAGAAGCAACCTGAGCCATAGTTTTGTCAAAGCCTCCGGCTACATCAGCACAAGAAGTGATAGCCGCCCCGACAGCAGCAAAAGCCGCCACGCCTGCAACCGCACCTGCCGCAGGACTGGCCATTGCCGTAGTGAGCACGCTCCCAAGTGTACCTCCCAACTTCCCCAAAGTGCCGAATTGTGATGTCAGACCAGAGACAAGCTGAGAACCTAGCTTGCCGCCCAGCGCTCCGAAATCCCCTGCCCCCTTCTCGATCCCGGAAGCCAACCCCTTGGCGGTATTCCCGACATCTGAGGTCATTTGCTTGATGCTATTGGCCCAAGAACTGAGGTCAAGTGTGGCCCTATATGCAAGATCTTCCGCTCCCGTTAAAATCACCGCCAAAGTTATTATCAATATGCTTTATTATTTTCAAGAAAAGAAGAAAGAAGACTACTCTTCTTCTTTCGGCTCCTGTTCTGCCTTCCTTTCCCCTTCCCCTATCAAGGCTGCAGCAGCATTCGCCCAGCGAGTTTCTTGATCCGGAAACTCCGCTGCCCCTGGATGATCGCGGTTCCAATTGCCGTCTTTCTTCTGCTTCTCGTAGGCTTCAGATTCTCGGCGATTGGATTCATACAGGCATTCCAGATCGATCTGAAGCAATTCTTCCCCAGACATATCTTCAAACAGTTTCGGGTAATAGTGCCTCGCCGCCATCGTCGGAGGGCCCAGGATTGGAAACGCTTTCGCCAGACCCGTTATGGATTGCATCCAAACGGTCTCTGACATCTTGTGGGTCGTCCATGGATCCGGGAAACATGGTCTCAGTCAGGCCATTGTAATCTATCATGCTAAAGATAGTAATCGGTATCTTTTTGTCGCGTAATAGTCTTACATGGGAATCTGTCCGGGTTTCGCCTTTTTGAACCAGGTTAAAATCTTTGTCATTAACGATCTTCCAGCCTTCGAGGATACCCGAGTTCATTTTTCGAATCCACACTCTCCGCACTTTTTTAGAATTGTTGGGCTCGTCCTTTTTGTAATGTTCTCCATCGGACGCTTCCATTCCATGGGCCATACCCAGGACAAGAACAGGGATCTTAAGCTTCTGGCCATTGTGGAGTGTGATCGGATAGAACGTTCTTTTTGGCTTGAGGGCCTCATTCAATGCTTCGATATTATCGAGATTTATGTACTCATCTTCATTCATCGGCGCTTCATTCATCTGAGCCTCAACGGGCTCTTCTATGGATTTCTTTGACATTTTCAATTCTCCCTCAAAAACCTGCTTTTCTAACTACTTTCTTTGTGAGATTCTTTGGAATAATAGGTATAACTGTCAAAACATCGCCGTCGTGTTTTACTTGAAAGGAGGTATAATCCTTTGGCGCGATTTTAGCGATGGATGCAAACAGGTTGTAAGCATCTGTATATTTTTGGGTATCTTCAGACATTTTCAATTCTCCCTTTTAAAATGCTGTTAAGATGAGGGAGCCGGGGGGTAGATTTCCACCTACCTGATCCTAGCGAGCAAGGCTAGGCTTTGTACGCCCCGGCTCATAGTTTGTTATCAAGCCCGAAAAAATAAGGGCTTTTTAGGTCAATACAGAAATTAATTTTCTTTCACAAATGATTATGCAGGATCTCCGTAAGGTTCTTTCGCAAAATATTGTTTCTGTTCCACCTTCTCGGGGGAAACGCCGGGATCATACTGAATCCAGCCGTTTGGGATCAGTTTGCTATTTCGTATTTCCTCCGTCCATTCATCATCTGAAACGAGTGTCCCGGCCAGATAGTTGGCCGGATGCTTCTCTTTCCCCAGTTGAAAGTTTTGGAATATTGCCCACATTCAATTTTAACCTCCTAAACCTGGTTGTAGTACTGCACGCCCACGTAGTCGCCGGTTATGCCCCAGAAAGAGAGGGAATTGAGATTGTTTATGGTCAGGAGGATCGGATCAAGTAATGGCACCTTCCCAGGGCTTACCGCACTGGCAACTGCGTTGACCTCGAACCGAATCTCGTTTTCATCCGGTTCTGGGAATATCACCAGCCTATTTGTGTTCACCGGGATGGTTGCCGCCACAGGCGTTCCTGTTGCAAGTGCTATTCTTTGTGATCCTAAAAATGTCATATTTTCCTCCCAATCATTACCAAACTCAAAGCCTTCTGGAGCAACTAAGAATATGCTGCACTTTTTGCGATGCACATGCTCAAGAGAGGCTTTGTTGCGCCCGGTCCACTGGTATGATAGCAGCTTGCGGTCTTAGCGTCGAAATCTCGGCCACCCTGATCAGCCAGAGATTCGTAGCGATTGTTTAAGGACACAACACGCAGATACCTCATTGGGTGGCTGTAGACATAGAACCTGTCTCCGAGAGCGTTTGCGGCAAGGCTTGAGAAGATCACGGTGATTCCCTCTGCACCTACTGCCGTTGCAGTCACAAGCATGGCAATCTCAGTAGACCAGGCAGACCAAACCCCGCCAGTGCAGCTTCTCCACATATACTTGTTTGGAGATGCGGCAGTCGAGACCTTTAGCTCGTACATGGTCACAGTGGATCCGCCTGAGTAGGTTCCGCCTATGGTCATGGTGACTGCGCCTGTGTTTGCTATATCGGCCTCCCCCCAGGGAGAGTTGGTGGCATCCGCCTGGTTGCCGAAGATGGTGAACCTGTAGTTGATCAAACTTGCATTATCTGCCTGTTGCGTGGCCGTGGCCGCAACCATCTGGCCTGCCCTTATCCTGCGTTCTTCTTCACCGTCAGTGTCTATGAAGTCGATATCCAAAGTGGTATCTGTCTTGCTCGATGTCACGAGGCGTGGAGACCCAGATCCGGCAAAGTGATTGCCGTCCTTGCTATTTGCGCCCAGGACGACGTTCATCTTGGAGGCGAACTTAAGTTGAGTCCAGGTATCTCTGATATTGGCAAGGGGTTGGCCCCATTCTAGCCGGGCTTGGAATGCGCTCAGGGCTTTAGGCTGGGCCAATCCAAGATCTACATATGTCGGTGTGCCGAAGGTGGAAGACTCCGCCATATCTGCGCCCTTCAGGTCACAAGAGATCTGGACGTCACCATCATCTTTCTTTGCCGTGATGTTCAGAGTATCGACAGCGCACATCCTGATTGCCTTGTCGTGTAACCCGTCGTGAACCCACATCGTGAGAGTCTTTATTGGGGCGGTCCTGGTGAACGCATGAATGTACCCGGCAGAGGATGCCACTCGCGTGGGCGTATCTGACCCGAAGTGAGCAAGCAGAAGTTCTCCCAGGCCGTTGTCCTCTATGAGGGGCAGCATTGGCAGGGACATATCCGTTGTCTCTGTCTTTCTCCAGGTCAGGATAGGGTCTGGGTTGCCATATGCCTGCCGTTGGCCGGATGGTTTAACATTCTTCGGTCTCGATTCCGCGCCGAGCACCACGCCCAGGGTTGGCGATGTTGCCAAGACACCTGATGTAGTTTCGGTCGCAAGCCCGAGGGTTAGGTTCGTCGGGCTAACGGCTCCTATTGTTGCCATTTCTTAAAACTCCTTGAAAATCTATTCGAATAGATTGGAAAAAACTGTAATCGTGATTGAGAAAACTGGATATCCAGATAACTAGCTATCAATCTTTCCTATTTTAGAAAGGGGAAAATCTGTAGGTTGCCCACATTGACCACAAAACGCATTGAAAGTAACCCTTCCGCAATCTGATACTGTGGTGATGCGTTCAAATCCACATGCTAGACAATGCTCTACAAATTCCGCCATAAGTAACCTCCTAAGAATCTAGATACTTCAACCGGCATGTGCCAATGATCTGTATCCTATCTGTGAATTGATCATCATTCAGAGCATTGAAGGTGAGGTTTAGCAGGCGGACTCGATAGTTCACGCCGCCGAAGGTGCAATACAACCCGGCTTTCAGTAGATCTTTGATCCTTGCGACTATTGAATGCGCATATACATCATTATCACTGATATGGATAACATGAAACTCGATACCGTCATTCTCTTCAGTTCCACTATGGAAGTAGCACCCTGGCAATGCCTCGGTGATGGACTGGAAGTTCCTGACCCCTATGCAGGCCTGATGAGGGCCTTTGAGGGACTCATCCGCGTTGTGTCTGTTGAACCCAGGAATGACGAAATCCGCCAGGCCACTCAGGATGTCATCGTTCTGCAAAACCTGGGCGATTAGGGCGACCATGAAACTAGCATCTGCCATTTTCAAACTCCTGCCATCATGCCCATTTCATCTGGGGCTGCCACGTTCTGTGTGATGCTCTTTCCCTGTAGTCCTGCGGTGATGTTCCGCTGGAATAGATCTTGCATCTCGCTCTGAGCCGCGTTCCAACCCTGTTCGATGGGATGATTCAGGGCCTCTTGCTTGGCTCCGTAGTTGTATCCACTACCATTGAAAGCGCCTCGTGAACCTACCCAGAGTTCGTACTTCATCGGCCCCAGTTTCGAGACCTCGGCGTGAATCGTGCCATCCCAGTTGCCGGTCTTCTTGTGAGTCCGTGGGTGGATCTCATTGCAGGCAAGGACACCCATGCCCTTAGCAGTCTTCTCCAGGGTATCTTCAATGGTCTTGACCCTATCATTGAGGCCTTGGATGATCTTGTCGGCATTGGTGAACTTGATATCGATTCCTGGCATTGCAATTTCCTCGGAATCACAACATCTCAAATCTCTGAAGTTGACTCTCGTACCACTGATAGGCGACATTTATGTCCGTGGTGGAGTTCCCGGGAAGCATGGCGGGATCGGGCGACTTCTCTGGTCTGGTAGGTCCGGCATTCATCATATATTCAGTTTGCCCAGTGAAGGCATTATAGAAGTTTGTCACCGATATGGTGCTAGTCCCCCCAGGCATGCTCCCTTTAGACGTGTCCACAAAGGAGACCACAGAACGCATGGGATTGCCGAGCGTGGTCTTAAAATCCTTCTCACTAAACACGTTTGTGATTCTCGGAGATGCATGGGGATTGATTTTTGGACCCGGAGAAACGCCTGCGGGAATACTTACATTACTCCTGTTGGTAGGAACTACACTGGACGGAGTGCCAACAACAGAAGGCTCGGTATTCACGTAGACTGGAACATAGACGACCTGTGGCATCTTATTGTACCATAGTCCAATGTCGAGCGGCTGCCAATAGTTGTAATTTGTGGGGGTTATGGCCGGGGCCATTCCAACCATAATAGCCATCATTGCAAAGATGGCAATTAACATTTTTTTCATCAAATCACTCCGGGTTTCAATTCAATCCTCTTAGTGGTTGCGTTTACCTGCCAGTCAGTTGAATTTCTGGCAAGGTTTCCCGACTTGTCAATATCATAACCAGCCGGAAGGATATAGTACCCGCCTTCTGAAGCCATGCTGACATCATGGTATGACTGAGCGCAGAATGCTAACCAGTCTGTTTGAGTCACATTTGCCTTGGGAATTGAGGCGTTGAGATATGAACCGAACTTGCCGGCCATGACGACATCGATCTCATCGGTGGTGACAGGTCTTCCAGTCATGCCGTTGATAATCTCGCCGTGGAACTGACTGCTGCCCAGCATATCTACGGTATTATCCAGACTTGGTACACCGGTCTCGATGATCACGGACTTCGAGGACCCGATGAAATCACCAACGAACTTATCAGCCTTTCGTACTTGCTTCAAACCGTCATTGGAGGCGACGATGTAATACTTGTCCCCCCAGCCACCTTTTGCTCCAGCCACTTCAAAATCACTGGTTGTGGTCTGGCCACTTTCGCCCCCGCTTCCGTCTTGGACCCCTCTGTCAACTGCGATATGCAGTTTTGCAGAAGTGGCGTTATTGGCCGAGGCGGTGACGGAGGTTTCATCGCTATAGGTTCGGGCATCCAAGTGTTGGACATCGGTTCCCTGGATATCTTCGGTGTAGTAGATGTTGCTCAGTCCGCCCACAGCAACTAAGTAGATGATCGACAGAAGGCAGATCAGGGCCAGAATAAGGGATGTGTAGGCATATTTTCTAATGTCGTCTTGTGTGAGAAATTCCAAATCGTTCTGCCTCCTGGGACGAAATCACTTTCGATCATTTTCGATCGCTGTTTGGCAAGATGCCAGGGAGGTTCGTGTCTTTCCCAGGTCTCCACGGGTTGTCTCCAGATCGTCCCGCAATAATTGAATCTCGGCCCGACTGTCCGCGAGTTCTTTTTGAGTAATCCCCAACTCGGTCGTGAGTGCGTTCACTTGGGAGAGCGCCTTCGCCCACGCCTCATTAAGTATGCACACCTGGGCGAGCGCCTTATCCAAAGCCACCGAAAGTGGAAGCATCTTGTAGTAGAATCTGTGAGCCAGACACACAAAGGCTATCCCAAGAATAGCCAACATGATAATTTCAAGAATCATTTCACGACCTCCTGGATGGGTGCGGTTGGGGTTTCGATCTTGGTGAATCCCACTTTGGCCGCAGCCTCTGCATCTTTCGTAAGCTGAGCTAGATCAGGCTGAATTGCCATGAGCTGGTCAATCGTCGGAGACTGCCCGGCCTGTAACGTGGATATGATCGCCATCGCTTCCGGGGACAGGTTCTTTATGTCTCCAAAAACGGCAGATGCAGACGACAAGAGAGGTTGCGCAGATGTGATTAGACCATTCGTGGAGAATCTGTGGCCCTGGTAGCTTCCTGCCAAGAGTGCAGACAGTATGAGCGTCGCGAATAGAACAGGAGTTCTCATTTCAGTCGGAATGTTCGGTGCAAATGCGGTCAGTCCTGCCAGGAGGAAACTGCCTAGCACTACGGATATATTCTTAACTTCTTCTAATTTTGGAAATGCCATAACTAAGATCACCTCAGAAAATTGAAATTATTATCAAGAAAAAATAATAGGAATTTACTTGTTGGCTGCCACTTTCTTACCAGGAACGGCAACCTTGGGCACTCGTTTGGCCTTCTCATCAGATACCGTGGCCTCCAGGGCGGTCATCTCATCCACAAGTGCGACCTTGCCGGATGTCGATAGCGCCACTACCTGCTTTCTCAGGGCAGCTACTTGATCGTGCACTGATACCTGCGATGTGATAGCTTCTCCTAGCGCCAAGTCCTCTATGCGCTTCTTCTGCGCATCAGTTAGTGTCAAGAAAACCCGCCTCCTGTGCCACCAAATCTTGTGCTTGCTGGATGATAGCAGTTTTCGCCTGCTTTAGGTAGTACTCTACCGCCTCTTGCCCGAGCTGCACTTCAGCAGGCAATGGGTAATCGAACCGATATGCATCGTATATGAATTCTATCTGTTCGCCCATGTCGGTCTGCTTGGTCTCTTGTATTTCATTCCAGCGAATGAGGAGGTCTTTGATGGCCCAGCCTCCGACGCTCTTTTTGATCCGACCCAATTCATACCAGGTCTTCTGAATATTTGATCTATCTCGCATGTAGTGTCTCCGACGCACGATTCAGGATCAATTGTATATTCTCATTTTCAGTGACGTATTTTCTCTGAAGATTGTAACCGTTGCAGAACCCGATCCATCCGAGATAGGACATGATCGTGCTTACAATCGTCTGAGGTTCCATTGAAGCATGATTTTCTTCTATGAAGTGAATCTTTTTCTTGAATCTCTTTGCCGCACTTGCCCTCAGAAGTGAATAGTCTCGGAATGTCCGATATCCCAGGAAATCTATCCCGACCGAATCGACTGGGAACACGCGGCTCTTGGGATTGATGGTCAAATCGAGGTGTTCTTTCATGAAGCCTGCGATCCCGGTTAGCAAATCCTTCAAGAATTGCCGATTACTATGAAGGACAACGCCGTCGTCACCATATCGGATGTAATAGTGCATGTGGTTTTCTTCTTTGATCCATCGATCTAGAGGATCCAAATAGATCTGAGCGAAATACTGAGAAAGGTAATTGCCTATCGGGATGTTCTTGTTTCCGCCCGGGCTTCGAATGATCTCTTCAAGCAGCCATAGAGTATCCTTGCACTTGATCTTGTGCCGAATGAGTTCAAGAAGTATTTCGTGGTCCACGGAGGGATAGAACTTGCTGATATCAAACTTAAGGCAATATTGAGTACCTGGCTCGTCTCTCATGAACTGTCTTAACCTTATCAGGCCGGCGTGAAGCCCTCGCCCTGGGATGGCAGAGTAAACATCGTCTATGAATGTCCTGTCCCATATAGGCTGTAGCACACTCATGATCGCATGATGGGCTATTCGATCAGGGTAATATGGCAACTTGTAGATAGTGCGCTTCTTCGGCTCGTAAACTTCCATGAGCTTATAGGGCGCGGTCTTGTAGGTCTTATTGAGAAGCATTCTTTGCAGGTCGCCCAGATACTTCTCAGGGTTCTGATTGACCTTTTGAACTTCGCTGTAATGGAGCTTGCCTTTTCGAGCATTGACATGTGCTAGCTTGAGGTTCTCCATATCACATATCTGGCCGTAAAGGTTCCCGTGTCGCTTCATGAAAATAGTCTCGCTGAGGTGCCGAGCTTTCCCTTTCGGTACTAACACCGTACCTCAGTTCGTAATGTGTTCGACCTTGCGGTTCTGGTTAAGTCACTGTTCGAGACTTAGCTCTCCCGAGCTCGGGCTGAGTGGAAATCGTATGATTCGAATTCGACGAATCGTTATTCGCATTGCGATAACTGACCCCTGCATTCGTGCTATTATCCCAATTGCTACTGACGATCCAAACAACTTTCGTGACCTAACCAATCCAACGATTTAGGACAATGAATAATATCTATCTATCTTGACAATCTTAGCCAAGAATGGTATTTTGTCTTTGTATTTTTCTACTTGCTCCGCCAACACGCATGAGCCGGTAAAGATTACAAACTTTTCGCCGTTGATTTCTATTTGCAAAGATAGATAATCCATATCTTCGTTGCTATTTCTATTCTTGTACCGGCTTTTACCTATTTTGTAGCCCGTGATGAGGAGTTCGAGGTTTAAAGCCTCGTCAATCCTCCTCTTCGGGCCTTCGAGATGCTTATCCTCTTTCGCAAACTCAGAAAACCTTTGGTATTCCATCTTTCGTCTTCCGTGCTACGCATTCACACGAACTCGGGCCGAGCGGAAAACGCAGGATACGAAAACGACGAACCGCGACTCGCATCGCGACAACCGACCCCCGCAGACGCGCCATTAACCCAATAGCCACCGACGATCCAAACATTCACTTGCCCCGATCTATGCCAATAGATATAATCGCATATATATGTCGCAGATGAACCACCTGCTAAATCCGGTAAGCGAAGATACTTAGTAAGATCTTCGTACAGCAGATCTTCTGCGTATCCGTCTGGCATGGTGGAGACATTATAAGCAATCGGAGCAGCTACCGAACTTTCGTAGTTTCCAGCCGTCAGAGGGCAAGCCGGGACTCCGGTTCCGTTTCGATTCAGGATACGATAAGCAGCATCCAGAGCATCCAGACCGATGACGAACTGCCAGACGTTTCCCCAGGGATTCTCGATGCCTCTGAAAACAACCGGCGTTAGACCATCTGTTCCTGTTCCTGTACCTGTCCCGTTAACGGCAATGTTACTATTTGCAGAAAAGGCACCGTTGTTCTCTCCTGCGAATCCCGATCCACCTGCTTTATTGACTATCCCCTGCCCGATGCCTGCCGAAATACTTTGCGAGTTCCAGTTGCAATATTCGACCAGATAGAGCATGGTGACGAGATCAAGCGACCAGATGTTTTCACAGCCCCACCGAGAAGATCCAATATTATTTCCATAGGTCTCAGCGAGCTGCCTGGTGAGAGACAATACTGCCCCGGTGGCGGTCGTGGCCATGATAGTTGTCGGGCCGGTCCTCTGCATATTTTCGGGGTTGGTGAACAGATTAGTAGCGACGCCAGGTTGCTTCAGGTAGACCTTTCCGACCGCGTTGCTGCTCCCGAATGAGCCTGATGAAACATAATGACCTATCACTATGCCAGTCTTACCAGAGCTCGCCCCGGTCAGCGTCTCTCCGACTACAGGCGCGCTACTGCCTGTGCCAAAGGGCAGTTCAACAATACATTCTCCAGTGAACGGCTGTTCTCCGGTCTTAGAGAGCAGGTACTTCACGCCCGTCCCGGGGGTGATACCCAGGCAGGCAGTATAAGCGCCCAGGTAGAGCTGTGCCCTTTCTGTGCCGCCCCTTTGGAGAAAGGCCGGGTGAACCTCAAAGCCTGTGAAGGCCACCGGGGAGATCCACCAACGGATCTTGGTTCCGACCTTTTCACTCTTGATGTAGCACTTCGGTATCCTGACCATCGCCTGGCCCATAGAACCATCGAAATTGAGGTTGATTCCCCGGGCATCTTGGCCAAATGTTGGAACTCCGGCAACCGATAGCAGGCAGCGTCGCATGTTCCCCCATATGGGATGTGCATCGAACCAGGCGTGTGACTTCTGGGTAATGGCCGTGCCATAGGCATCGATCTGAGTAAGAGCCGGAGAGCTGCACGACGTGTCCCACTCGACGCCGATGATGTAATTGAGGCCAACTTGTAATTCATCCCAGCGGACCGCATCGCCCGATTCAGTAGGCGCGCCAAGATTTATGATCTTCTTGCCCCCGAAATCCGAATCCCGGGCCTTCAAATATCTACTTAAGATTGCATCTAGTGTCATACTTCAACCACCAAGCGACGATGTATTCAGATTATTATTTCAAAAAAGGATTCAGGCAAATTGTAATACTTTCGTTAGAACTTTTCCGCCCAATGTTTTCCCCTTCACTTTAACATTTTTGACTGTGTAAGTTCTGCCATTGTACAGAACTTTGTCGTCGATCACGATATCCAACTTGTCCGTCTCACAGCTAGAATCGGCTCTAACCCAGACCCCAACAGACTGATACCAAGATGTGGCATCCGACCAGTCACAAGATATTGGTGTCCTGGTCTCTTGCTGGAGCTCCACCCCCCCAGAATTGAGAGCTATGATCTGAATCTGACAATCAAGATTGGCTGTGGTAATGGCAGGAAGCGATGTCATCAGAACGGTACTCGTCTTTCGACCCGCTATACTGAAACTGATCTTTTCGGCATTGACGTAGACATCACCAAATACATCGGCGTGCCCCTCCAAGGCAGATAGGATGATCGCACATCTGAAGGGAACCGATGGTAATGTCCCTGGGAGTACTAGAGACGAAGCACTCAGATCATTATAGAGTTCAGCAGGTTTGTAGGTCAGCAATAGAGCGCCTGCTGTGAGGAATCCACTCATTAGATAGACTCCATGCTCATCGCTATCCAGTATTTGAGCAGATTATAAGCCCTCTTGGAGAGCAGACCATGATAAAGATTGTTTGCTCCTGGCAGGTATGACTCTGATCGTCCCCCGAAGCCTACGGAAGCCACGCCGGTATCTTGGAGCTTGTCTCGCAAGGGCAGATCTGCATCTCCCAGGCGGTCTAATATTGCCAGAGCCTCATAGCAGACTGCATCCAGGACTTCTCGGGGCACGACCGAAGGATCGTAAGCCGACAAGTAGAGCGCGTCTGTGTTGGCTCTATACAGACTCGGGTCGAACCGGGGAAACTCCCGGGTCTGAGTGACTATAGGGAAATACCGCAGGCCCTTCAGTGGCAGGGCATCTATATGGTCGCTAGCTTCCATCAGAGCCGCTGCTTTTTGGCCCGCTGTGGCGGCTGTCCACGCTGCCAAGTTCGTTATGTGGGCAGTCAACCATGTTTCGGCGTTCGCAACCGATACATAAGGAGCTAGATCGACCATATCAACACCAGATTACCAAGATTTCTTTTCTTTCTTTGTAGTGGCTTTGGGTGGTTGTGAATCGAAAGTCTCTGAAACATCGGTCGGAGCAACTTCGGACTTGTCATTCAGTTCCATGGTTCTCGCGGGACCATCACGGATTATCTCATCAGGCACTGCCCTTTGGCCCGGCACTTCCTCGGCGATCTTTCGATCTATCCACCGTCTGGCTGTCCCTTCATCTTCCACCTCGAAGACCTCCCCGATTTTTCGGGGAGTGCCTTCGTAGGCGGTCGGTTTGAGCATCTTGACCTTCATACAACCTCAGGTTCAGATGATATAGCCTATCTTCACGGCGGTGCCATTCAGAGCACTGAACAGGTCAACCGTATTCAATGCCAGGATAGTTGCGCTTGTGGTTACGGCTGGTGCAGTGCCTTCTTTGGTGCCACCCAGGGAGGCGAAGGCGACCGTGTCCAAGGACAGCTTAGTGTTCAGGCCTAGCAGATCGTTTACACCAACCATCACAGTCACTCCGCCACCATCCTGTGCCGGAACCGCGATCCTACGGACGGTCTTGAAGGCATTCAGACCCTGTATGACAGTGTTTGTATTCAGGGTCGTCAAGAAGTTCTCGCTTAGAGCTTCGCCTTTGATGTCCGTGCCATCGACCGCTATGTTTCCTGCAGTGGTATCTCCCGCTGTGCCGGCAACTGTGATGAACAGTCCTCGACTTACGTCCGGCTGGCCGTCAATCGCTCCGATGGCATATACCAGCCCGGCGGCCGGAATAGTCTCGACAGGCAGAACGGCATCATCATCTGTGGCAGTTCCAACCTTCATGGTCACGCCGGGCCCATCCTGGGCAGGGGAAGTAATCGAAGTGACGGTCTTGAACAGAGACACGCCCTGGACGACACCTGCGGTATTCACCGTCAGGAGGAAGTTCTCGCTGAGAGGCTGATCAAGAGAGTCGGTGCCTGCAATAGCGATGTTCACGGCCTTGATGTCACCTGCAACTCCGCCTACTGTGACCTTGAGCGTCTGGGCAACACCGCCCAGCCCGTCACTTGCGGTGAAGACCTTCCCTAGTGCGGGAATAGTCTCGACTTCCAGGATTTTGTTATCATCTGTGGCCACCGGAGCGGCCCAGTGCTGTTCTACAATGTCCTTGAGGCTGTTTGCCTGCCCCGGAACATCGGTCTGGACGGCAATGCCGCCAGCCCTTAATGGATATAGTCCCATGTTATTACCTCCTGCACTTCAGGCCGTTAAGACGGCGAACGGGAATTGGGTGGTGTCATTCTCCAGGGTGATTGGGTTCGGCAGAGCCCAAGCAAGCCTCATGGTAGCCTTCATGAAGACGGCGTTCTGCTGGTAGGCGTTCATGGTTATGACGCCCGACGCATCGTTCATGACGGCACTATCGGAGAGAGTGTACTCCAGTTCCTGCCGGTAGGACCAGACGGCCTGCTGCCAGTCTCCGGACACCAGAAGTGCAATGGCCTTGTTGAGTCCCTTGTTCTTGGAGAAGTTCAGCGGAGTTCCATCCAGGATGTAGTTTCTCTGAGCGGGCAATCCGGGATTCTCATCGTCTTGTCCTCCAGACTCGGACCAGAACATGGGCTCACCTTCGAGCGGCTGGCCTGTAGTGGCTCTCAAGCCTCTGAGCTTGGATTTCATGGAGAGTGCGCCTACATTTCCGTTGATGTCAAAGTCATCATTCTCCACAAGAGACATGAGACCGGATTCCCCAAAGATATCATCGTACATGTCGGCACCTGTTCCCAGGGCAACAGAGTGACCTGCTGCAATAGCCTGGTCAACTATGCCGAGTGGCCAGGTTGTGGGCTTGCCGAGTCCGTGCAGCACTGCAGCATCGAACTTGGCGGCAAAAGCCTCTTCAAGCCGGGGCTGGACCATCGCAAAGAGATCAAATCCCTGGGCAGCGGCATCCGAGATGAGGGACTTACTTATGGGGATGATTACCGACAGCTCTTCAGCCGTCATGGTTACGCCTCGCCACATCTCTTTAGAGGACTTGCGCAGGCCTCTCTGGACTGCCGTGCCGACACCATCACCCAGTTCCCCGGTCACGAAGAATGCCGTTGGGAACATATCCAGGACGGGGATACTGGCAGTCTTGGCTGTGATTGGTTGCATCTGCTGCATGAGTGGCATGCAACTGGATTTAGTCATGGCCGCTTCGACGACCTTCTTTACCTGTTCAGGCTGGAGAAATAGAGTGTCTCCGCGCCCTATGCCTTGGTCATAATCAGTAATTTATATCACCTTTTGTAGTTTTATCTTCCACCAGCACCCACAAAACGGAAAAGAGCATCATTGACATTTGCATTCGCCTTGACAACAGGTGCTCCGCCTTGTGGTGTTGGGCCGCCTACTCTCTGTTTGTCCAGCTTGAGCTTCTTGACGAGGCCCGTTATGCTGGCTTGAACTTCGACTTCTGTGTCGCCTTTCACATCTTCCCACCACTCAGAGGGCAGGATAGATTTGGCGGCGAGTTTCTGCCTAAGGAGATCGGTCTGCAGGGTCTTGAAATAGGCCTCGGCTTTCTGGGCCCGGGCTTCGATTACAAGTTTCTCTCCAGCGAGGCGCTCGACCTCAGACTTTTGAGATTCCTTGAGTTTCCGATATTCCCCCGCATCTTTCTTGAGCGCGTCGTATTCTGTGAGTTTTCCGGTGAGAGCGTCTCTCTCTTTGGTCATGTTCTTTAGACGCCTCTGGATCTTCTTCTCGACCTCTTCAGGAGTGTAAGATTTCTGATCCATCGGTTCATCTGTCGGTTCATTTGCTCCAGCATCCACGACGGCGGGATTGGGAGTTAGCGCGACTGGTTTAGCCGGATTGAGAATATCATTTTCTGCCATGTAAATCACGGGTTTAAAGTCCCCGGGACTAATTGTCTCAGGTTTTACAGACCTGGAACTGCACGAATAAGAAAACTATTATTGAGAAAAAGGATTATTTTTTAGGTTTAGTATGCTCGATTATTACCTTATCAGAATGGTTAGCCCGATCTGCAGCGGCCTTGGACCGGAAGGTCTTCAGGCCCGAGCCGCTCTTTGCAGTGCATTTGGTTGCCATCACTTTTTCTCCTTTGCCTTCTTGTTCGATCCTTTCTTTAGTGATACTTCTTCAGTCACCACGAAAGGCGTGTCCTTTCGCCCGATAGCAGCATCGTAGTCGCCCATTTAGAATAATCTCCAAGGATGCACATCTTGCCAACCAGTGAGCGGTTTTAATCGATCTTGTCTTGCACAAAAACTACGCCTGATTTCAACCATTTGATCACAAGCGTCCTGTATTTGCTTTGACCATTCATCTTGATCTGACAACATCATAACCCCTTCACAGCAGGTGGCTCATCCAGCATCTGCCCGAACTCTGCCTTCACCTGGTCGTCATTGAACCCATAAAGCCTCTTCATGGCAGCAGACCTTGAGGACAGGCCGTTGGTTGTTGCATTGACCTCAAGAGTCATCTCGCCGTCCTTATCTTCAGGCAGGCCATCCTTCCAGTTGATCATGATATTCGTGAGATCAATTGGTGTAGGCAGGCATAGTCCGAGAACCTTGATAACCTGTTTAGCAGCCGGATCTAATGAGAGCTTGAACCTCTCCACCCTCTTCAGGGGGGCAATCATCATCAGCCGGAGAGCAACACCGCTCAACCTACCACCACCCGCCATGTCCAGGCCGAAAGCTTGTGGGCATGTCTCGGACACGAAATAGACTCTATTCAGCAGCCAATCCAGGTATTGGAAGGCTGCTGTCAATTGGCCCCCCCATTCGATGTAAGACGGCTTCATGGTCGCATCATTCAGCTCCATGACTCGCTTATGCGAATCATAAGCCACCTCACCAGTCATCTGATCTTTCCGGCCAACACCCTCGGGTATTGCTAAGATGGGATCCGAATGAACGTCCAGGATACGGCCTATCCTGGTCAGGGTGACTTCCATACGCTTGATGAGGCTATCCAGTGAAGAATAGTCATCCTCTCCATAGAGTGTATCTGATGTCGTCTGGAGGTTGCTTATAGGGATGACAAGGAATTCGCCTGTTGGGTTCGGTACTGACAGGACATCATAAGCAGGACTAGCGATCTTATTTTCTTTGACCAGATATTTTCGGGTCTCGACGACATCCCGGGTATGTATCTTGACCATCAAGACCTTTGTCAGGATGTGGTCTACGTAGGATTCGTTGACCCAGGCTATCAGGTGAGCCGCTATTCTCTGATTCTCATCGACCAGAGGGAACCACTTGGACGGGTTCACGCCCTGTAAGTGAGGCACTTTCTCCTCATCTATCCAAATCTCAAAGACACCGTTGCCGTATCTAGAGGCATCTAAGACGGTCTGATATGCCTTGTACCAAATACGTGTACTATCGACAAGGGCAGAAACTGCGAGATCGTCGGGTGTCTGGAGTGATGGGGGTTCGCATACGAGGAGATCGGCCCAGAGGAGTGACAGACGCTTATGGAATCCCAAGATCAGGACGATTTTGTCGAACTCCGGCGTGGAACTTGGAAATAAGCGAAGCAGTGCGTGGAACACTTTCTCATGCTCACCATCCCACAATTGCGTATTTTGGGTGTACTGCTTGAGCCTGGCCTCCTCGGATGTTGGGGGAAATGGGGAGCCTATGGCTAGAATGCTTTCGATCTCGGAATAGTAGAGCATGAGAAGTACCTACGAGTTTACCTACGAGTTTACCTGCAATTGCCTAAGTCGGTGATCAACATCTTCCGGGATATGACCGCACTTTTCAGTGATTCCTTACGACGATGAATATGGATCTCAAGCCATTCCAGATCTTCATACTCAAGGCCGTTGATTAGATTGTCCCAGAAGTTGGTGTCCATGTGCTTACGTCGCCTTCTGCATCTTTCGGTCTAAGTGATCTTTATCCAGATAGAATAACAAAAAACAACGACAGTTTGGATCGGATGGCCAGACTTGCCCTATGCTGAATGGCTCACCATATTTGACCACTTCATACCAGCAGGCCCTATGAGAAGGCCGGGGATACTTGCCCAGGGGATGACACATCCATTGGGCATACTGGCAATCCGCTTCTCCTGCAAAGCCATATCCTCCTGCTTGTGTTTCGGTATGTGTCTCCGTGCGTTTCAGGCGCTCCAGCCTCGAAGGTGAACATGAATAGGAATCAGCGTACTTGGCGGCAAAGGCTTTGGGATTCAGATTGAAGTCATACTGGATTCTTTGCTTAAGTGAATCAAGATCTGTGGTAGTAAGATTCTTCACAAGTTCAAGGCCGTGATCCTCGAAGTGCGTTTGTGCGGCTTCGTTCCAGTCATATTGTGAAAAGGGGATCCCGAGTTTCCCGGCCACCTCCCTGGCGCCTGCTTTGAAAGCTCGAAGAGAGTATTCATCCAGAACCAGGCGGGCGATGTTTATCTCATCCGGGTTGGCAAGCACGATTTTCCCGTCGACAATGGCGCCCCCATTCTTTTGGAGGGATGCATTTAGGACTTGGTTGTAGAGCTTGCCACCTTTGTTGAAACCGATGGTTTTGGCTATTTCCTCTTTGGTGACACCTTCTGGCATGGAGAAATACCCAGATTGCTTGAGGAGATTAGTGACATCCGGGCTCCAATCCGCCAGGAGCTTAAGTATCTGCGCGTCTGGTGTCATAACAGTACCCCAACGCTTATTTCGCGCCCTGTGCTTTCGGTCCTCGATTGTATCTCCACTCACCGATTATGAGGGGAATGCAGACCGCGCAGATTAGATCATCATGAGCACCACTTTCGGCATCAAATCCAGTATGACCCGATGGTGTTAGGTGATACTTGAAACTGGAAATTTCTTTTTCGAGAAGTGAAAGGGTCTGGAGATCCGGCGCATAGTCAAATCTCTTATGTTGCATCAGGCTCAAGAAGTTCGATATAATCAGAGACTTGCTGATGTTGTAATTCTTGGTTACTAAGTCATGACGTGCTGCTTCCCCCCCGGTGAATACCACCGGATAAATCTGTTGACCACGCATCCCACCAAAGAACACCCCGGTTTGCTTAAGGTAGTCTCTGATCGGTGCGCCCAGACCACTTGCGTCCAGGCAAAGATGCGGGCCATCACTGGTTGTCTGACGTCCCTCCTGAGCGAGTCGTTTAACTGCTTCTATGATCAGATCTGTGATTGTCGGATAGTCTACGCCTTTGATGCGATCAAGACCTTTCAAGTGATAAACAAAATCTCTGATTTCTTGGCTCCATATCATTTCGATAACTGCAAAGCTCGTAAAATCCAAAGACTTCGCCAAGTCACAACCAAGCAGATATCTTCTTTGAATCATACCATACTTACCTCAAATTTTCAATGCACTCACCGAGGGATTTGCCAGGCTCTTGAAGAGATCAGAGGAAAATATTGAGCCCTCTGCGTCCAAGAACACGCAATGATACTCCTGTTCAAACCAGGGATTGGTAAGCCTCTCTTCTTCCAAGAACTCTTTCGTTATGCGTGGGCACATTTCGGCAGGGATTTCAATCCGTTCCCACATATCCCGCTGCTCATCCCAAATCTTGAAGAAATGATTCTGCTTGCCGAAGGGAGTAGACATCAGGATATGCCTGCCATTAGAGACGGCAAGCATGGGTCTGACAGAATTATAAAGTGCGTCGTCCACCCGGGCGGCCTCATCCTCCAGAAGCAAGGTCACAGCCGAAAAGCTTCTAGCGCTCTTCTCAGACCCAGGACGTGCTATGAATCGGTTGCCATTGGCGAACCGGACGGCAAGCTTTGTATCGGTGCTCAGGTAATTGCTTGGAAGCTCCACAGCACCCCGGAACTCGTCAAACTTGAGCATCAGCTCTGAAGATTGGTCTTGTGTCGGCGCAATTACCAGTCCAAACGAGGGTCGGCGATAGATTGATTCATGTAAACCAAGCGCAGCGCACGTCGTGGACTTGCCAGACTGCCTTGAGCAATTGAGAATTATCTTCTTGGCGTGGCTTCTAAGGAGTTGAGCCTGCCATTCATCTGGATGATATCCCAGGACTTCCTTCGCCCATAAGACAGGATCAACGCCATAGATAAAGTCATCTTCCACGGATGGCATGAACTACTGCCGCCTTTGCCTGTGGGAATTCGTCTAACGCCATAATGATTACTGTTCTCAGATCTACCCACTCAGGGTTATTGATGATCGTGATTTGTGGCCCGTCTTTGATCTGCCCTTCTGCTTTGAGGCAGGTCTCAAGACAACCACGAGCTTCTCGAATGCCCATAAGAGCGGTTTTGAGATCTCCAGAACTTTGAGCCTCCTCCAAGATGTTTAAGGCCCTAACTTTCAGCTCACGGACTTCGGCCAGGGTGTCGGTGCCTTGGATGCTTTCTACTTCAGATTTTAAATCCTCCGATTTTGATATTATCTTATGAAGTTTATTTTTAGCATAATAATCTAAATCAAACCAAGTAAGCTCTGGATAATCTTGGACTATATTGGAGTATTCTTCACCAGATGCTAGACGCTTAACGATTTTTCTCCAATCAGGGTAAGATTCAATCTTCGACTTGCGACCCGTGTATCTTCCCCCTTCCCCACAATTGACGAAATGATTAGAATCTGGGCCAGGCGAAAGTAGGAGGATAGAAATCCGGCCCTTCTTCGGAGGTATATCGATTGGTCTGACATCATCCATGAAGAGATGACAGGTAGACCCTCAGGGGTATTAGCCCCGGGGGTGGCGTAGTTACCTTACCGCTTCTAGCCAATTGGTGGCTTGAAGAATGGATAATCCTGAAGGCTGCGCTTATCCCTCATGATCCGAGGTCAATCTTTGCGCAGCCCTTGTATAGGAGATCATTTGGAGGATGCCCGGCACAATGGCGAACCGGGCTATTGGTCTGGCACTGCTTTTCTGCAAGTGGGTGAATGTGCCTCAATCCTTGGTGGGATATCACAGGCGATTATGAAAGCCACACGAAGGACTCGAACCCTCAACCATCCGGTATCCTGACAGTTACAGGCCGGGCGCACTTCCGGTTGTGCTTCTGTGGCACAAAGCCGCCCCGAAGATACGAAAGCAGCGGGTAGCGGCCCTTTTACGTTTTCCTTTGGGATATTTCGACATTATTATTTTTCAATACAGCGTATGGCCTCTTATCACTGGCAACTATCAGGAAATTCCGGATAGTTCAAACCGATTGCTGAAGCCATCCACCCAGGATCAAGCAGAGCCTATCGAACTCCTTCGTCTCGCCCTCGAAACGGAGTCCCTGTGATGTGACGGTGATCTTGGGAAGGCTCTGAGCCGCGCCTTCCAGCCACAAGTCCAGGTCGATCACTCTGTTATTCATATTATTATTCCTTGATATGTATTCTTCTAAATCTTTCCTCTTCGCCCAGATCGTCTCTGAGATGTGGGAAGTTTGGAGCGGATAGGCAGCGAGGCTTTTTCTCTCGGTGTTCTACTTTCATATTCATCTAATTCCCTCTCAAATAGAGCGTTCACCCATTGTCGGTATTGATGGATCTTTGCGCCCCTGGTTAAGGGATCTTTGATGATGGGCTCTCCCATGACCTCCAGGCCGCATTTTGGGCAGTTTCGATAATTAGCCGTGAGTTGTTTGCATGAAGGACAGATCCAGTCTATAATTCTAGGTCTATCAAATTCATCGAGTCGTAAAAGAATTGGTACCCATCCCCCTCTGGTTCGCGTCCCTGGATAAGTTGACGCACCGGGGGTATGGTCTGCGAGTACAACCTTTTCGGATGCTTGCTCAGACACTAACATTCTTTCCCTCCCATGTTTATATATATTTAGTTCATATATTGACTATTCAAATATAGACTAATCAAATACTGACCAACTTTTCCCATTTTCTAGGATATCGGCCAGTCCCCTTCCCGTTATCTTCTGGAGACGTTCGCCTGACCATCCCCAGGTTCTCCATAGCCAGAAGCGTGCGCCTGACATTGCTATCATTGCGATCCATCCGTCTGCACAATTCTCTCAACGAAATAGATTCACCCGACATCGCCGTCAGGCATTCTTTCATCAACTTGTCACTGACCATCAGATCTTACCTCCCTTCAGCGTCCAGATTATTTCGTCCCCTATGAATGCGCTTCTCTGTACCAATCCCTTCCCTTTCATCCTGAAAATGAGGGACTTGGCGGCATTCTCTGAGATCCCTAGATCCTGGGCCAGCTCCTTACGAGTCCTGGGGGATTTCCGGAACCAACTTAGTGCTGCCATCTGTTGTGTAGCTAATCGGCGCCTGGGCCGGTGCTTGGTAAGATATTCTGCAAGCTTCATGTCAGCTCCTTGATCACTTGATCGATGTAATCATTGGTGCAGTGGTCATCAAATCGGAAGCACTTGACCCACCTCCCATCCACCAATTCCCAATACTCTTTTATTGCGCCAACGTCGATGTTATGAACAAGCCCCTGCCAGACTTGTTCTTTTGTTAGCCCGGTTTGAACAATTAAATTCGAATAATATGGCAGATAGCAATATCGACATGCTACAGCAACTTTTAGCGAGACAGTCAGCATGTTCCACCGAGTCTGGTTGAATATCTTCATACTGGCCTCCAGATATGCTTCATCAGGGCTGCTCTCTTCTGTTGCTCTTTTCTGATTGCCTCTCGTTGCTTTCCTAGCGGGGCCCGCTCTGCCGGACCTTTTGCG